GATAGTCTCTGGTAGGTATAGTCCAGATTTTACCTAATCGCGCTGTATGAGCGTTTAAAGTGGCTTACGCATGATTTCGGGATTTTGAACCCCAAATATACGCAATAAATACTCATATGCTGTATTAACATTAAAGAATTTACGAAATCCATCGTATGCAGGGTCGCTGTTTACTTTATTATTAGTTTTACCGTCTACTTTCTCTCCGATAGTTCCCGAATCTACTACGCACATCTTATGCTCTAGGCTTGGATATAGAACAAGAGCAGTCCAAGTGCCTGTAGTTTCGTTCATATAGATAGTAGTAACGTGTCCTCTCAGTGAGAGTCCTCTGAACGAGAGAAGTTCGCCATGAGTTTTCTCCAAAAAAGCGACAGCCTCTTCCATACTCCTACAGTTTGTTCCTGGATTTGTTTGTGCTTTCGATTGGGAAACATTAAACGCAAATAAACATAAAGCAATAATACCTCCCATTAAATTAGCTTTCATCGTTATCTCCTATACGATTAAGTTGTTCATAATAAGCAAGGTTGTAGCCTCTAAGCCACTCCCTGTATCTGTCAGAAGTAACAGGGAAGGGATTATTCTTATTACGTTTAAACCCTACCCTGCCTTGATGGACGATATCCCTCATTGGGTAAGGGAATCGCCTCTTTCTTCTATACGCCACATACCCCTCCTGAGTTAGTGATCTCACAGATGTCATGCGTTTCAACGTGTTCATCAAATTCTGTTCCTAACTTATCTATAGCTTCACTATATGGAACAACAGTGAGAGGTTGGCCTCCTCTTGCAGCATCAGGATAGCACGTAAATCCTCTTAGTCGATGAGCGTAAGATGCCAGTGTGTTAGCAAAGTCCTTTACAGTATCTTCGTTATTAAGCTTAGAACCCCATGAGGGTAGATTAATTGTAGAACTGATACTCATGTCTACGTAGTCTTGTACGTCTGCCTGAAACTTAATCCTTCTTTCATAGTCCTCTGCGAGATCTAATGCAGATTCTATATCGTCAGGATTTGTTCCATACATATTTATTAATTCTTGTGCAGCTGAATCTACAACATACTGATACTTCCAGCGAGTACCACCAGTTAGATATCTGCGTTTGTAAGCCACTGCAAATATTGGTTCTATCCCACTGGAGCTACCAGCCAAAATAGAAATAGAACCAGTAGGTGCGATAGCACGATTTGCAACTGGCGACGAGATGGATAATTCATCAGAAAATTTCTTACTGACGTTATCACTGATTCCTTTATATACTGATAACCACCTATGTAGTTCTGGTGTGACCTCATATTTTTCCCCTCTCATTACTAGCCATTCATGCATTCCCATGATGCCTAAACCTAGTCTTCTATTCTTCTCTCTAATTCTGTATACTCTTTCATATGGCAATTCAGCACGTAGAGTACCACAGATTAGAAACTTAGTACCTAACTCAACAACTCTAGCAAGTTCTTCTAATGACTCTATACGTCCAAAGTTTAAGCTGCCTAAGTTACATACATCACTGTCATCAGCAGATGTAACCTCAGTACACGCATTACGTAGAGTTTCATCTTCCTTATCCATAAAGTTAAAACTAAATCCTGGTTCAGCAGATCTTAATGCTTGTCTAACATTAGACATAAAGACTTCACCAACATCACCAGTTTTCCAATAGTTCAATAACCAATCATTATCATAATTAACACTTATGTTAGTCATATCTAATGGTGCGCGGAAGTTGAAATCCTGTTCTTTAATCTGCTTGAGTGTAAAACCTGTACTCCCTACAGGCATTGTATCCCAATCTTTAGCTGTAAGAAAGCTAGGTATATCCTTGTGCTTCCAGTTCAAAGACGCATAGATAGCTGATCTACGAGAACCACCTTGCATTACGTGTGATCCTATAGAGTTTACCATCTGCATTTTAGGTATAGGACCAGAAGACTTACCTCCAGATCCACCTAAAACTACATCACTCTCTCTGTATACAGAATAGTCTACACCTATCCCACCTCCTGTCATCAAACAAGATTCTGATTTCCAACTAAGATTAGCCCAATCTTCTCTCGTATCTTCTTCTGCTTTTAATAGAAAACAGTTATTATAAAACCTTTTTCTTCTACCTGCATAGTATAGATATCTACCGCCAGGTATAAACTTTAGTTCAGCTATATACCTTTGCAGTTCTGCACGTTCTTGTTTTTAAAAATATCTTCTGAAAACTTTGAGCGAAACATTGGATTTGCGTTGGATTTAAATGTTGTCATCTATTATAACCTTTATTTTAGTAATATCTATACCGTCTAAACAATCTTTTATTGAATTAGAGATTAAGTCTTTCAATTCAGACTCTAATCCTGTTACCCCATCAGCAGGTAGCCATGAAGCATCCTTATCTACATCAGCAGTTATTCTAACAAACACTATCACTGGAAGTATCTCCGTACTTTTCATACTCCTCAAGAGTAACTTCTTTTATTAATCTTTCTAGATACCATTGAGCTTTCTTTAGATCCTTTATTGGTTCTCCTTTATAGTCAAACCTCCAAAGGTATTTCATTACATTACCTTGTAGATAAAACTTAAAGTTTGGACCTGTAGCTGCCTCTATTGCATCTATACACTCTACATTACTTTGATTATAATGAGGTGGGTGATTTACCATATCAACTGTCATTAGTGTATCCTTTTTGAACTGAAGTTAGCATATACTACGTTACCATCAATCTTCTTTATCTTCTCAAGAGGTTTTAAAGTAATAGGTGCATCTGATACTGTCTCTTTTATAGCAATATCTATAGTAGACTGTAGCATCATTGTAATACTATCACCTATCTCTAATAACATATCATGCTGATCAGTATCAATAACATTGTCAGATGCAAAGTCACCTACATAGATACTTACAGTTTTAGTCTCTTGATCGTAGTGACAAAAAATACCAAACGTATTGTCTGGTACAGTAATTTGATGTATTAGTTTTTGTTTTTGGTCATCGAACATATTAAAATCTCCATTAGATCTTCTGCATAAAGTAATGCCATAGGACGCTTCCTATCACCCTTTAATATGGCAACTGGTTTTGTTCCTTTTATTAGATTCTTCTCTGCTTGTTCTAGTGCAGAATAAATAGAGAAGGATGAACGTGACTTGCATTCTACCGTCCAAGGAAATAGCTTCCTTGCAAGTGGGCTAAGTCCTATATCAGGACCGTTAACTCCACCTGGAGTAGAAGTAACATCATCCTTCTCTATACCTTTCAGATTAGAGTGCAGGTAATCTCTTACCCACTGTTGCAATCTTCTGCCTTTAGCTTTGGCAGAGGAGACTTTAATCTTTGAGGACCGTGTAGTAGTTGTACGCCGTTGCCGACTTGGACCTTGGATTTTTCGCATAGACTAAATCAGGCCAACAAGAATATCGAAAGTTACAGTATGAACAAGTCTTACCTAACTTACGATTACCTGTTAGTTTCTTATAAAAGGTTTCAGGTTCATCCTCAAAGCAGCGTTCAAAGTTACTTTCATCAGCCTTGAGGTACTTAGCTATTGTGTCGTTTATCTTAGTTGTATACGCTTCCTCATCATCTGGATCAGCCTTAACAACCTTCATTTCACCTGACTCTTTGTTGATAGCTATCCAACCACCAGCCTTTATATCAGGTGTCTCATTTCTTTCTGCTTTAGTATATCCATACAACTGTTCTAAATAACCAAAGTCATCATTCTTCTTTAGTGCATCATAGGATTCAAACTTCTTCTCAAATGCAAACCTCGATGCACTCTTAATATCCCACAGAGAATGTGAATTACCTTCACGTATGATAAGATCGAGTTCACCTCGTATATCACCTGCCTCTGTTTGAAGCACTATTCGTTTATTGAGATCAACTATCTCAACTCCTGCAGCCAGTAATAAAGCGACTGCAATAACCTCTGTCATATCTCCATATAACATTTTAATTTTAAAAGAGTCAGTCTCTGCTACCTTATCCCATCCTAACTTCTCAGCATGGAGTTGGCAGAAAGGCTTACCCACTTGAGACATAGAGGGAAGACCTGCTCCCCTCGTTCTCGTAAAGTTAAACTTACCTAGTTTGTTGTTGAACATTTGACTAGCCCGAAAGATTATGTCATCGGGTATCTTAGGTTCACCAGCTAGAAAAGTTTCTAACTTAGTTGTGAGATCCATGATTAACCTTCAATGATATCACTAAAATCATCATCAGTTTTTGTCTCTGAATTTTCTCTCATTCTATCAGAAACTTGATCGTTCTCTCTCTTAACTAAGTCTACAAAGTCTGTAATCAATCCCCTAGTCTCATCAGTTAGAGGATGCATCTTAGTCAGTATTGGCTGATACTTCAATACAAACCACTTATTAGAACCTCGCTTCTCTAGCTTAAACGAGATCTTCATCTCATGGTTGTAAGGCTTACTCTGCTGGTGCATCATAGCCTTGATAACCTTACTTACTTCCATGAAGTTAGAAGGTCCAAGCTTCATACGAAAAGGTACTTCATTAATCTCTACCTTATCGCTAGATCCTGGAATCATAGGCTTCTCCATACGCATCAGCCCAAAGATATGTCTATACAATTTTACCTTTGTAGCATTAGCATAGGCTATAGGATCTACACCTCTTAGCTTCTCTTTCTCCTTACTAGGAATCCAACCACACTTATCACCACCATGCCAATCTAAAGCAGTGCTGCCAAAGTTTTGGAAGTGCTGAGACATATTACTGAACTTCTCTGCATCAGCATCAAACACTGCTGTTTGCATGGTGTCTAAAAATACTCTGATATAAACGTCAGCAGAGTATACATCACCATGTTCAGGATGTTCTAAAGCAATAGATGGAACTGGTATATTACTTACTAATTCACCACCTACCTCTACAGAACTGTCTCTGTTTATCCTAGCTTTAGCTAGAGTTGGCCCTGTATCTATAACGGAGTACAAAGCATCTAAGTTATCAGACATTGTGTCTATTGTTGCTATCTCATTCATGTATTTTACCTTTCAAAAAAGAAACCTTTATATCATAAAACTGCTTATTTGTCAAGTTGTTTTTTCTCCAATTCATAATAAAAATCTGCTATTAAGTAGAGTTCTTTTGATGTAGCTACATTTTTTATTCTATTAGCATACTGAGAAACTACGACAACATTATCTGGAGTATAACTTTTATTATTATTTATTCTATCAAAAGATAGATTCCAACGACTGTTACACCCAAAGACAAAAGGAACTTTAAAAATAGGACACTTTAAATCTTTAGGTATTAATCTTATAATGTCTTCTGGAGTTAGTTGAACAGATATGTTGTTTAATTTTCTTTTCCTTGTATCTAATATAAGTCTTGTTCTTTTTAAAGAAGCCCATCTTCTAGTAATATCTTTATAAGATTTTACATTTCTTATAATCTTTCTTCTATCTTCCTCTCTTTTGTTTTTTCTCCTTCTGTATTCTGGAGAAGAATTTTTATTGTATTCTCTGTTATATTCTGACTTCTTTTTCTTTTTAATTGCTTCTATAATTTTTTTATCTTTGATTTCCTTACGTATTTGTTCTTTAGTTAGTATGGGTAATTCATATTGTTCACTCACAACAATCCTCCTGCTCCATCCAGTTCTTTCCTTGAGACATTTCAACCTCAAGTGGGATATAGTCAGACAAACCAAACCTTCTCTTTGCTTCCTGCTGCGCTTCTAGCAAACACTGTGGGCCTATCTGTTTGACTATATCTAGTTCATCTGGATGAGTGTCAATGAGAACACTGTCATGCACAGTATTAATTACTATGCTTTGTAATCCTAGTTCCTTTAATTTGTTGAATAATATTATTACTCCAAGTGGTACGATCTCAGCAGTAGCTACCGACTGCACTGGATAGTTGACGATCTGTGTCTTGTATGTAGCTGTACCAGAGAAGTTTCTCTGACAGTCAGGAAAACTAAACTGTCTACCAGTAGCAGTAGTTACTAGCTTGTGCTGGATGGCTTCGTTTTGGAGATGTTCATGCCACTTAAAGATGCCTTTATATTTATTGAAGAACTCTTTGAAATAGGTTCGTTGAGCAATTGTACCTTGTGTTCCCCCATAAAGAGGACGGAAGGTGGAAGCTTTAGCTGCTCCTCTTTCAGTAGGTTCTCCGTTATCAGAGAGGACTTTGGCAGTGTAGGCGTGAACGTCAAAGCCAGACTCGACTTCTCGCTTAACAACTTCATCAGTTGCGAGTATTCCTGCCACTCTAAACTCAAGTTGAGAGTAATCGATTTCGACAAGTTCTCCTCCTTTAAATCGACTTACAAATGCTTTACGTACAGGGAAAAGTCTGCCTTTAGGCATATTCTGTAGGTTAGGACTACTACTACTTAGTCTACCAGTTGCTGTTATGCACTGATTGAAGTTTGCGTGGAGCAACCCATCACTCTTAATACCTTTTCGTATGCCCTCTATAAAGGCAGACCTATAAGTTTCAATAGCTGACAGTCGCACAATGGACTCTATAAACTTCTTAGCCCTTGGATCAGTTACTTCATTTAAAAGCATACTGAGTGTGTTCTTGTCAGTCTTGAAACCACCAGCAGAAGCTAGGGAAAGTCGAGGGGGCAGATTTAAACCTCCCCTATCTTCCAGATCAATATAGATAGTACCTTTCCCTGCACAGACCTCGCACTTTGTCTGCTTCTTAAAATTAGTACCATCCTTCTTGACCTTAAAGTAACCACCTGAACCATTACAGGATGGACACTTCGCTGATCTTACCACCTTGGATCTTTTAAAGCAGCTGGATACTGCTTCTCTAAAACTATTTAGATCCATAGTTGGTCTTGGCAGGGGCTTACCTCTATGATCAACCCCTATGTTCATTAAACTCTTCCAGGATTTCTTATCAACTAACTTACAAGAGTATATTATTTGAGACAACTGCTCTGGTGAAGAAAGATTTACTTCTAAATCGCCCATTAGAGAACGAACTTGCTGATTCAGATAAGAATTTAATTGAGCTTGTTCTCTCTCATACTCTT